CGGCCATTAATAGAGATCTGGTTGATGACAGTACGTGAAGGCTCAGCAGTTGGAGTGCTGGTTTTAGGATAGCTCACGTCCGGGGCCAGATTGTTTACATTGACTCTGGAACCAGTACTGCCCGACTTGCCTGCATACTCTTCCAGCTTTTCCAGCTGCTCGGCAATGAACATGTAGTTGCCGGTCTGTTTCTGGTTGTCGTATGCAGAGACACCATAACGCGCAGCATATTCATGAGAGGCTGAACGGTAATAACCACCTGGACCCTGTTGAGCGGTCTCGAATAGCTCCTTAGCCTTTTGCCGGGCATTACCGCTATATCCCATTTCAGTCAGCTGCTGCTCAATCTCATCAACTGAATAACCATTTTTAGCCATGACTCCAGTTTTAGAGGCTTTAAGCTTGCCCTGCATGGCAGTAAGCGCTTCTGACCAGGCTTCAGTAGAGGATTTGGCCTCCTCTCTTGCGACTCGGCCAGCTTCACGGTAGCCATCCTTAATACCTCGTGCAGAATTTTCAATCTGGTTATTCGCCTTGACCCATTCCGAAGCCGTCTGAACTACTGCTTTACCAGTATCATCAATCTGCACCTGTAACCCATGACTTGCTGCTTTTGCCTGAACAGCTGCAATCTGGGCCTTATCTCCTGTTGCCAATGCGGCATTTAACATCTGAATATAAGCCTGCTTAATAGCTTCAGCAGTTGCCTGCCCGCTTTTACTTACAACATCAAAGTTCCGTTGAGCACTAATCGCCACATCATTTAATTGCTCTTTGGTTTTGATCCCTAGAGAACTGAATGCGGCCTCTATAGGGTTTAAGGCAGCTGGCAATTGAGCGGCTTTTTTTTCAATCAGGCTCAGGCCGAATGCAGCCTGCTCACCAGTAATCAACCCCTGTTTTTCAAGCGCAATTAGAGAGCTCTTGGCATAGTCCAGTTCGGCACGAGTCTGGGCGGTATCAATTGCTTTATTAAGGTTGGATGCTAGAGCTAATCCAGTATCAATACCTTTTTGCTTGTACTGATCAAGATTACCGAGAATAATCTGAACATCATTACTGGCGGATTGAAATGCAGCTGAGAAACGACCTTGAAGCTGTTCTGTACTTAGACCGGTACGATCTAATGCCGCCTTCATTACAGCTTCAGTTATCTGAGCATTCTTTTCAGCTTCCTTTGACGTTCCTGCAAAAGCAGCTCTGGCATTCGCTTCAAAAACAACCAGGTCCTTACCGTCTAGAGCCTTGCCTAAACTCCCTTGCAATTCTTCGCCCGTAATTTTCCCTTGGTTTTGCAGCAGAATTAAAGCAGTGATTGCGTCATTAATACCTTTGGTCGAATCAAACTTCATAGCCTGAGAGACTTTCTCCAAGGCTTCTTTAGCAGGTTCACCCTTTGCAATTAATCCATCAAACTCTGTAATAAGCTTTTTGGATTGTTCGGTCAGCTGATAGGTTTTATCTCTACTCTTCTCGGCAGCTGCAGCATGTTTTTCCTTGGCCGCAGCACTTGCTTCCTGTTTCTTTCGTGATTCCTCCTCAGCTGCTGCCAGATCGCGTTCCTGTTCGGCCAGCGATTTTGTACCTGTTACTCTCGCTATAGCCCAATCGAAGAAATTTGAGCCCTGTCGGAGTAGCCAATCATCAAGTTTCTGAAAATTATTGATAAGCAGGTCACCAATGACTATAACGCCGGCTGCTGCAGCACCATATGCTCCAAACCTGGATATAACAGAAACCAATCCTGCCTTAAGCCCATTTGCTGCGCCAGTAACCTTGCCAAATACCCCTACTGCACCTGTATTTGCAGTTGCACTTGCGGCAGTTGCAGCAGCCAGTTCGGTTTTAGCTAATGCTGTAAGGCGGGTGGCACGTTCATTGGCCGTATTTGCTCCCGTGTTGGCAGATAGTGCTAAGGTTTCTGCAGCAATTTCAACTTGAGCAGCCTTTGCCGCATTAGCTTTTTCCAGCAACACCCCTGCCATTCCAATAGCTTTATAAGCGATGAATGCCTGAGCTGCAGCAGTAAGGGTTGTAATAAGTGCATCAAGGTTTTGAGAAACAAATTTTAAGGCCTCAGCTACTTTGGCACTTGCTCCACTCGCTGCATCTGCTTCACCGATATAAATTGTCCAGGCTGTTTTCAGGTTCTCAATAGAAGCGCCAATCGTAGCTGGGAATTTATTAAACTCGGCAGTGATTACTTCACTCTGGCTTAAAATGGCTTTGGTCACTATGGCGGTGGTCAACTGTCCCTGATTAGCCATCTCACGTAATTGGCCAGTAGTCACACCCAATCCATCGGCCATGGCCTGTGTCAGTCGGGGTGACTGTTCAACCATGGAGTTAAACTCATCACCTCGTAGTACACCTGAACCTAACGCCTGATTAAGCTGGGTAATTGCAGCTTCATTCGCTTCTGCACTACCACCACCCACCTGAATGGCGCGGTTAATAGTTTCAGTCAGTGCTAAAGCCTGCTCTTGCGGCCACTTCATCTCCTGACCAATTTTAGTCAGCCGTGCAAACAGATCACCGGTAGCCACAAGATTAGAATTGGTTTTTATGGCTACATTTGCAACATCATCCATTGCCTGTTTTAAGTTGGCATTATCACCAATCGCAATCTGAATACGGCCAGATAGCGTTTTATACTGATCAGATACCTGTGCAATTTCCATTGCACTTGTACCAATACCCACTGCAGCCAAAACACCGGTTAAAGCATTGAAGCTATTTCTTAGGCCTTCAACCTCACTTGCCGCCTGTTGCCCGAAAGTTTCTGTATCCTTAAGCTCATGGTTTGTCTTTTCCAGAGACTGATCCAGATGATCCACCACCGGTACTGCTTGCTGGGTCGCACTCTTAAACTCATTCATTGAGTTTTCAGTCAGGTCCAGAGCCTGCTCCAAGCGTTCAACTTTTTGTTTAGCCTGATTCAGTTCTTCAAGAGAAATATCATGGCTGGCACTTGATAGGGCCTGCCAAGCTAATTTAGCCTCGTTCAGTTCTCTTTCTAAGGCATTAATCGCGTTAGAGCCTAATTCACCAATACGCTGAACTTCACGCGTAGATACTGTTGCACCGCTTCCCATTGACTCGATAGCACGAGTTACAGTCTGCGCTTCACCTATTACACCTGATAGATCTACTGCACTGAACTGCTGTAACTGGTTAATGGTCGATTGGGTGGCATTGTCCACGCCACGCATGGCATTTACAGCAACGTCCTGATAGTAATTAAATGCACTGGATGTTTCTTTAATAGCATCTTCAATACTTAGAACACGCTGCTTGGCGATTTCAATATCTTTTAAGGTACCATCCGTACTTTGCAAACGAACCAATTCAGCCTGAGCAGCTTTTAGTGCTGAGTTAAGCTCATTAAGACCTTGCTCACCAATACTCGACATTGAGCGTAGTTCACTAGCACTGATAACCGATTTGTCACCAAGAGCTTCAATTTCCTTGGCCGCTGTAAAGAATTTAGTACCTAATATTTCCGCCAGCTGAATTGTATCACCTGGAATGGCTTCACCGATTTCAAAGCCTGCCTTATTTGCCTTAGTTGCAGTATCCTGAAGTTCGCTACCAAGATTATTGATCTTGCTGGCAGCCTGATCAGCTTTCTTCTGCAAATCATCAGGAACTATTTTTCCAATTTCTTGAGCAGCCTCTTCAGATGCAGCCTTCAGTTTTTCAGATTCCTGTTTTATTGCGGTATAAATAGCCTTGGTAACACTTTCAGATTCCTTGATATTCGATACATAGTTCTTAGTATCAGCTTCCATCACAATTTTAAAGGTTAATTCTTTACCGGCCATATTGTTACTCGCAATAAAAAACCCACCAAATGGTGGGCTATATGAAGTGATAAAAATTTAAATTATTTATTCAATGGTTGATCCGCAATGCTTACATTTTCGAGCATCTTAACCGACTGGTCTAAATTATCGCAATGTGAAAGAACATCCTTGTTCACTTATATCTCTTTATTCTATGCACTCATGTTCATATCTATCAGGTATTTCTCTGCCTGTGCATGGGTAATCGAGATCAAACTACATCTACAACCTTCTTGCGGTCTGCTCCAATGCTCAACAGCATGTTCTTGAAACTCCTTATCAAGAATATTAAATACTTTGCTACTGAAACTTTTACAAGTTTCCGGGGTATGGTCATCAATGATGGGGACCCATAATAAGTAGCTTGAGTTCTTATCCTTGCTATGCTCATAAATATCTTTAACGACCAGACAGTTAAAAACAAACATCTGTCTATTTGCAAACCAAGCGCGATAATCACGACTGTTTTCTAAAAGCGCCCAATTTACATGAGGACGAATATGGTTAGGCACTAACGAAATATATCTTTCAGCAAATTTCTTGAATAAAAGACGATTACTTTTCAGCCTTTCATTGTCCAGATGACTCAGGATATCTAAAATTTCATGCTTAAAAAACTTTGAGTCGGCACCGCATGCCACACCCATATTCACTAACTCTCTCTGCTCGTCACTGCTGAATGAGTCAAACCATTTCTTATATGCTGCTCTACTTTCCGCTGTTAATACTCTTTTCATGATTAAGCTCAAGTGCACTCTTATAATGCCGACTATTCTAATCGGAAATGGTAAATTTAATTATGTGAAAATGTTACATAATTCACACTATTTCTTCTTTTAGCTCATCAAGAAACTTCTTTAGTTCTTTAGCAGATGCATGCTGAGCGGTTCTCACTACACTGGTCATTGCCGCAAGCTTATTCCGGTAATCCTTTTGGGCTGATTTTAAATATTCACTATACGTACCATAGCTCATATTCATGATTTCGGTATGAGTATGGCCAGCACTGATCAACAACTGGAATGAGTCAAACCAGGTTGAATCATTGTCTTTTGCTACCTGCTTTTTATTACGGCGTTTAGGCTGGTCTTCTTTAAAATAAGTACCGTTGACCTGCAGTACTGCTGATAAAACTTCTTTAAATTGCTGTTCCGAAGCATTGGCCAAATCAATCAGGCTAGCTGCTGGAAGCTTAGTGGCCAGACTGCATATACCCAGCACTTCAATTGAATGAGTCTTAAAAAGTTGAGTTAAAATTTCATCTGAATAATCTTTCCCCTTTAAGAAGCCTTTTACCTTTTCGGCATGTACCGCCCATTGGTCAAAATCTTTCATCTGGATCTGGTGAACTTCAACATCATTCACTGTGATAGAGCGATTAGCTGCTAGAAAAAAATCATTCATGATGGAATCTCAAAATAAAGTTCAGGAAATAAAAAAGCACCCGAAGGCGCTTTTATTCATTTAATACTATGTTTATCTCTCAGGTTTAAGGCTTAACTTCAGTAACATTGATAGGCTGATCCTTAACAAGTTCTAAAATACCTTCACCATTTTTAAAGTGGATTGATACCCCTTGGCTATTTGCTAAGCGGAGCCCACTTGCTGATACGGCTCGTTTAAGTCGATAATTTTTACCTGACTGATCACTTAGTTCTGCCGTTTCAAAGTTATCTGTAGTTCTAAGGATATATGTTTGATTATTTGGTCCAATAAACTTTAGTAATTGCTGTTCTTCAGTAACATTGATGATCTGTTTGGGCTTTAAATTTTCCGAAGATTCGTCTGTAGTAGTATTTTTAGAAGCCTTAGCCATATTAGAATTACACCCCATTAGAAATACACCTGCTGCTAGTGCCAAGAAGAGATATTTCATACTTATGTTCTCCATTTTTAATTTTTGAATTCAACATAAATGCCTAATGGTGCCCATCTTAAAAGTAAAACATCAAAACATCTGTTAATTTTTGATAATTATTCTCATTATCATGAAACTATAGAGCAGATAAAATTAATATTTCACCCTATCCTTCTAAATATAGTAGCCAAATGTAATCTTCATATCCTGAAGTAACTTTGACTCCGTATATTCAAAGGAGTTGCGTCTGTTCTCTTTGGCATGCAACTATTGTCAAAGCCAAGCTTAATATGAAAAGTATTTTATTTTGATGTTGAATTAGTAGAGGGTTTGACTGAGTCATTAAATGCTTTACTAAACAAAAGAAAAAACACCCGAAGGTGCTTTATCTGTTAGAGATTAAATGTGGGCATACCGCCACTATTTAATGAACTTCCACTATTTGGCCCATTACTCATTCTAGGATTAATTTTAGTTAATGTACTATTTTTAAAAGAACCACGCTTTAATTCATCGTGTTGGTCAAACCATTCACAGCAGGAGTTCCGGGCATCTCTAATTTCTGTAATAGTCATTTTAGGACCACCGGATTTTAAATAAACTACATCGCCTTCCTCAAAATCACTCATAACATTGTCGCTCAATTAATGAACAATGTTTAAATATGCCAGTTTTTTTTATATTTACAAGAACGGTTAGACTAATTATTTAATACAGGCACAAAAAAAGACGCTTATGCGCCCCTGTGCCTGTATTTTGGATTTAGTTACTCAGCTTTAAGTATCAAGCTGCTACATTAAAACGATCAATGTGGCCAAACATGCTAAGTTCAGCATCATTTACCTTGGTAATGTCAGCCAGACATTCACCTTCAATATCGTAACTAGAGAAATCTTCATTGATCAGATCAAATTCCGTTTCCGGTGAAAACTCCACACGCCATAAAGTCACGGCAACCTTATCTCCTTTATAGGTATCAACACCTTTAAAGAAGAAGCGGTATTCATTGCCGATATCGTTTGCAATCGCAGTACGTGTTAATTTTCCGGCTTTACCTGACCACTTCACTTCACCAGTCGGTGCAATATTAAAAATCACTGTACCGAATGCCGAATCGAGTACATAGGTATTGGCATCAATATCTGTATCAGCGCCGTCTTTAAACTTAACTTCTGACAGATTACGCTCACCCAGATCAATCATGGTCCCAGCTTCAACAGTACCTAGTGAGCGATCAGCAATAGTGCTTGCAGATACTTCAGTAACTTTACCACTCATCACCATGGCAAGATTTTGCTTGGTTACCTCTTCCAGGGTGCCGCTTACAGATACTCCTGTCTGCTTTCGTAGTACTGCATCTTTCGTACGAAAACCTGTTTTTGACTCATAGTGATCGGTTGAATCCGAAGTAATTTGAAGCTGCAGGGCCGGCATACTTCCTACTGGAAACATACCTGATACTGCACCATTAATAATTTTAGCCAGGAACAGTTCACCCTGTAACGAAATAACATCTGGTTTATTTCCCATCTGCTTTTACCTCTTTTGTAGTTTTTGCTGCAGCTGGTTTCGACTCTTCAGAGGGCTTTTCTATTTCTACCTCTTTGATCGTACCTGCATCTAATTGCTGTCGGATTTCAGCATCGGTGAGTCCACCCACGAAATCCCCTTTTTTGAAACGCCCTAATGGTTGTTGGGCTACATATTGCTTTGCTGCCATGATTGGCTCCTAGATAAATCGTTCTGATTCAAATACTGCGGTGAGATATGCAAAACCTGTACTGAAGGCTTCTTTCACATCAACCAGCATCAATTCTCCACGTGCCGAGGCTGGCTTCCAGCCTGAGAGCAACTGAATAACATCTTCAAGAAGATTACCTGCCTGATCCGTAACAACTGAACCATCTGTCATTTGCGATTGGGCATTCTGGCAAGCTACAGTGACCGCCCACTGCTGGCTGATCATGTTCATTTTTCCCTTGCCCGCACTATCCTTAGGGCGAATCCGCACAAAGTTGACGTGAGCTGATGGGGTTATCTGAGACATTTCAGTCACCAGTACGGAGTTCAACGGCGTATAGATCTGCTTGAAATCCGGAATCTCCTTGAGCTTCTCGGCAATTTCTCCACGTACTGCAAAAAAGTCAGACACCTATATGCCTCCCGATAATATTAAGGATCTCTTCATCATCATCCTGATTGATGCCCAGAAAAGTACGAGAAGGGATATTGACCTGTTTCACTTTCCTGAACTGGCCACCCACTGCAAAGGTTAAGTACTCCGCCGTTTTAGGTAGAATGGTTGCACCAAAATGAAAGACATGGGCGTACATTTTGTTTGAACCCCACTCAACACCATCAGGGCGCAGGTTATAGTGCAATTCATTCATTAACTCACCCGTATCACGGCCTGTCTGACCATTTTGCATCCGGGCCCGCCATGACTGTTTCCATGGGTTACCGTCTACATCATGCTGGCCAATAAACCGTTCTTGAGTGGAATAAACTCCATAGCCACCAATCTCGACAAACATATCCTCCTTTCTGCTGTCGAAATCGGCCATATGCTGCAGTACTGCCATTACGGCAGATTCATTGTCAGGACGAATTGTTATAGCAAAAGCCATACCTCCTCCTTATTTAAATGAAGGCATTTTGTTCAGCGTGTCATCACCAAACACACCACCGACATAACTGGTACCGATGGGCATTGTACTGGGAGTCTGTACCGGCTTTTCATTGGTGACCTGATTTTGTGTATTGAGAATATTCAAAGTAGCCCTACCATCTGCAATCCGTTTTAAGAAGTCAATTTCAGCTTTATAGCGATTCTCGACTTCTTCTGTTGGAAGCTGAAAGTAAAGACGATAGCGCGCAATATTGCAGGCAATCCGTTTTAATGTGCTGGGAACTTCCGGTAATGGCAGCTGATATTTCACTGCTACATAGCTGTCTATTTCTTCAGCTGCATCTTGTAGAGCCTGCTCAATGGCATTCTCTAAAGTCTGCATCACCTTTAAATTGGATATCTCATTTACACCAAACCGAGCCTCCATATCTGCTCGTGTCGCGTACATAGATCACCTTACTTGGCTGTATCAGCACCTTGTTCAGCTGGCTTGTCACTGGCCTTAGACTTAGACGCTGGCTTGGCCTTTTCAAGTTCAGCCACCTTTGCCTTAAGTTCAGCAATTTCCTGCTCAGCTTTAGCTTTGTCATCTGCTAAGGTTTTATTAGCCGTTGTCAGCTCTGCATTAGCCTTTTCAAGCTCAGCCAAACGTGCAGCGGCACTATCTGTTTTAGGCTCTTCCGGCTCCTGATATTCTTCAATAGCCCCAGATGCTAAAAGGGCCTGAAGTTGTTTAGCTTCAAGCCCTTGGATTTCATCACCTGGCATAAAATGCCCGATGGATTGTTTTGCTGTGTACTTTGGCATTTAAGCCTCCTTATAGAGTAATGAAGCCGGTTCCACCAACTACACCGTTCTTATTCGATGGAACGACCAAAGGAGCAGATTCGGTCATCAGCATAATGCCGCTTGGATCTTCACAGTACCATTGACGGTCAAAGTACTGCTGAGCCACGCCATTAGCGGTCATGTTCTTAATCTTGCAGTGAGCTACCGAGCCATTGGTATCAGAGATCAGTGAGAAGTAATCCTTAGGAATAAAGCGATTTACCTTGCCTTTATTTCGGTAGGTTGCATCGTAAACCCAGAATTCGATTCCATCAAAAGTACCTTTGAAAGTTGCAGTTTCCTTAACACCAAAGCTTGGAGTAACTGGAACAGAAATACCGGCATACGGCGTGATGAATTCTTTTTTGAATTCTTCATTATTCCAGAGAGCTGCCCAAACCAAACCAGACATGACAGACAGCTTAGCTTCACCACCATCAGCTGCTAATTGACGTTCAAGCATGGTGCGAATATCCGTTACCGGTTTTGCACCTACTTCATTCCACGCGGTAAGCGGTGTATACGTCAAAGATGCATCACGGCGGTAATCCACCAGGTTATATTCATAATCATCTGAATGCAGCAGGTATTGACCATTTTTTAGAAGATTAATGGCCATCATCAGAACCGAGTTATCAATTGCATCGTGATTGCGTTTCATTACAGCAATTTGAGCAATTACCATCTTTTCCTGTTCAGAGAGCTGCTGGTTACCGGTAGAGATAATTCCCGCAGTGCGTAAACGCTCTAACAAGGCAATTTCAAATGTATCTGCAGCAGTCACCTGATTTTTAGGTTTGTAGTAGGCTGGTTTTACATGACGTACTTCACCAGATTGCGTAGTATCAAATGGTTTACCAGGTTGTTGCGGTGATACCAGTGGTGCCAAATCATGTTCAGTAGATAGTTCAGCTAAAGGTACGTCATCCCGGGTAAACAGTGGACGGTTTGGAAACAGGCGATCTAGCAGCCATGTATCCATCGGACGGTAATTGCTATGAATGAGAGCAAGCTCACCCACATCCAGAAGTTCAAGCGGAGTACCGTCAATATTAAAAGACTGTGGCATGTTAATTACACCTTAGAAAGTTCGATTTTATTTTTGGTTGCTTTGGCGCGGGCAGCATCATATTTCGCCTTGTCCAGCAACGCCCCATTTAAAGACACGGCCTCAACGTTAAATACGCCGCCGTAATACATTGGAATTTCTATCCCGTCAGCCGCTTTGATGGTTGCTTCAGCTGCGGTAACGTTCTGGCCACAGATCACATCCCAGGATGATTCATCTGCAGCATGAGTCAGTACATTGTCATCTGATAGCACCAGAAGATCGCCGTACTTATATGCAGTGGCCGTGGTGACCTTGGCATTGGCACGGCGCAGCTTTTCATTGTCTAGCACCAACCGTTGGGAGGTGATGGTTAGCTTTGGAATAGTAATACTCATGAATTATTTCCCCTTGTTTTGTTCAGCGAAGGCTTTCGCACCTGCTGCGAATTGATGCTCACTCTGTCCGCCTTGTCCTTGACCACCAGTAGCCTGATGATTGAACAGGTAGTTCAACGCAGGATTTACACCTGGTGTTTGTGGCTGTTGGCCAGCTGGTGGCTGCTGTCCACCTGCAGAGAACTGCCGAAGCTGCTTTGCAGTAAAGGCAAAGACGGAATCATCCATATTGGTATATGCAGTTTTATCTTCAGCACTGAATTGTGTTTTAAGCTCTGTTTCTAAAGCTGCAATCTCATCAGCACGTTTCTGGGCTTTAAACTGTTTCAGCTCTTCTAGCGCATCATCACGCTCCTTTTCTGCCTGCTGTTTGGCCTGTTGTGCTTTTTCTATTTCGGTCACGTCTGTATCCTCTTTGGTTGGGTTTGAATTGGCTTTACCTGAGAAGGCTTTGATTGATGTATTCCGATCAGCACCGGTAGAGCAGATCGTGAATTCACGAATACGGTTGTTACGAAAAACGGCGATAGGTCCGGTAAATAACTGACCATTAACCATAATGGTCTGACCTGTATTTACCTCTTCAACTGAACCCGGATCAATAAACATGGACATTTGAAATGGAAACTCGTCATCAGAGTCCTGGACAATCTCCTTGGCCCGTTCATTAGTCAGGAAGTGTCCTTCTACATCGATCTTTCCATTGGTATCGACTTTTTTAACTACACCGATCCGGTTAGAGCCGAAGTGCTCTTCCAGCAATGCAGTAGGTGAATCAATTTCGATACCCTCAAGATCAAAGACCACGCCAGTACGGCCCCAGTACCAGTGACCATCTACACGTCCACCGCTATACGCCGTACCTTTAAATGTGCGCTTTTCTCCCTCTTTGGCCTGAGGTACCTCAATGGCTGATGTATTAAATAGAAACTTCAGCCGCTCTTCATTTGGATCTGGCATTTTTCATGCTCCATAAAAAAACCGCCCCATAAGGAGCGGTTTAAGCAGTTTAAAATCTTAGTTTAATCTAATTGAGTCCTTTTCAAAGTCATTCATAAAGTTCTTGGCCTCAGCATATTTTGTATCAGTAATAAGATTATACGCCCCAAAAGAAATTAGAATAAAAGACCAAAGAACAATAATAGTTATAGATAGCAAATCAGGCCAATTTAAGTTGATAGTTAACCAAGCGTTAATTGGTACAAACCAAAATACCAGAAAGAGGCCACTACCCATAGATAAGAAATAAGTAATTACATAACCAACTCTTCGCCAACGAGAGTATTTGAAACCCAAGGAAATAATATTATTTTGCTCATCACGGTTAAGTTGAATAAATTTTTTAACAGCAAGATAGTTTCTGACCCAAAATTCCATATTTTCAAACTGGCGAAAATAAATTACTTCTCTGAAGCTTACTTTCTTACTTTGAAACAACTGCTGTGCTACACGGTCTTTTATTAAATTGGGTGTTTGGCTTCCTAATAACTTTTCAAACTCTTTCGCATTATTTACATCATCTGCATATTCCTCTTTCGGGTGTTTTCCTATTGCGGCCCTAGAAGTCATATAAGCGACCAATAAAGGAACTAAAATAGATCCTAAGGCTGTTAATACTTCTGAAATATTTTCCATAATAACTAAGCTATTTATTTTTCGCTTAATCTAATGTAGAAAACCAGCTTTATAAAGCCTTTAACATATAAACCATCTGGCCATTTACTATTTCACTTGAAACTACCTGAAAAGATATGCCTAAGGGAAATAGTACGCCTTGCCCTGCATTTAGCTTTTCCAGATCAATACCTAAACCTTTAGCATTCTCAATCTGAATCACGATATTTGAGCCAGAATCTGCTAATATTAACGGTGCATCCAGTGTAATGACCTTACCTACCTCCAATGATGCAGCGTAGGCTAGTGAAGCTGATCCGGTCACTGTAGTTGCACTATTTGATGTTACTGCCTGTAGCCTGCCTAAATCCTCCTTCAACCAGCGTTTTAGTACTTCCTCAGCCAGAGTGATAGGTGGTTGCTTTAACTGCGCCGTAAGAGCTGAATCATTACCCTGTACATAATCCAAGAAAGTCTTAATTGTACTTGGACGTATTTCCGGATCTAAAGGTAAAACTGTCTCTACAATAGTTTCAAATAGATCACGGCTCTGCTCATCCATTGGAGCAAATAAACTGGCCAGCTTTTTACTTGCTGTCCACTCGGCTTTGATAACTTCCTTCTGCTCCAGCAAAAACGCTTTATCCAGGTCAGAATCCAGAATCTTCTGGTCCACCAGACCAGATAGATCGCCATAGGTCATTGGACTGGTACTCCAGCCCATTTCCTCAGCCACTTCCGATAGCTGATCATCTGGCGTAATACCATATTTTTCCGCCTGTTTTTCAGTTAAGGCAATCACTGTACAACGACACATGAAGCCCCACGGCGGGTAATACATGAGCCAGAATGGATCATCGATATGACGAATAATCCGGTTCAATGCCAGATGACTTGGACGGACCCGGCTATCATCGATAGCTGAATACATCAGGTATGGTCGTTTGTCTCTATTGCGTTGTTGCTGTTGCCAGCGTCCATGACTATACGCCGTCTGAATATTAGTCCTAAAAACATTCTTGAGATAAGGCTCACTTAGCTTGATCTCATGTCCAGCGACCACTTTCTTAAAGTCCTCAAATGTCGAGCCATCTGCAATAGCTTTGTTTACGGCGGCTATCACAGTCTGGATCTGTTCTATGCTCGATAAAAAACTGACCGTGGTGGCCAGTTGTCGTGTCTTGAGATCCAGAGAGTAAAATTCATCAGGCAATACAATTTTACGAGACCGGGCAAACTGTAAGGCCTCTAAGAATGTGACTGGTTTCATTTCCCCTCACTTGCTGTCATATACCCCAGCACATCACCTGCATATAAAGCCCGTTCCAGATTCGCCGTGAACTGCGACTGATTGGCTTCAGGCATAAGCTGCATCAGATGAAAGGCTAGCTCTTCTGGTGTTTCACTCTTCTGCAGGAGCTTGTTTACCTGATCATTGCTTAAGAGTTCAATATTGCGCTGTGCATCAGTCAGCTCTTCTACTTCCTGCTGCTCAGGTGATAGCTTTCTGGTAGTTGCTGCAAAGCTAAAGGCTTTATGGGGTAGTGCATTGAATTGCTGTATTGGCGTGATATCTGAAGCTACCCCAACCTTGAAATGCTCAGGCTTGATACCGTAGGTTTCAATGATGTACTTGTCATTAAACTGCACACCCAGATCCTTAAGCTTCAAGTCCCGCTCGACCACTTTGACATTGAGGTCCTGTTCACCTCCTAGAATGATCGTATGCTTATCAAATCCATTAAGGATACATAGAGCATCAATCAATTCCTGAACTGTCGGTGAAATCATGCGTAAGTCAGAATTACGTTTGTCCATCCTGACTTCATTGTGCACCACTCCAAGTGCCTTACTGCCACCACCGTCATTCTCTGATGTCATTGTTTGGCCAAGAACAACTTTCTGGACACGGCGGACCATGACCTTATCAAAAGCTTCAAATGCAGAACTACCTGCACCAGAGAAATTAGTACCAACAGTGTTTATATCCTCAGTCGGATCAATAGCCACTACTGATTGTGCATGAGCACTAATTAGGGCCTGAACCATAACATCGGTATTTTTTGATTTACCTACCAGCAATGGTGAACCAAAACGCTCCAGAAACTTTGCCCAGAATTTCATTGAGCCAGCTTTAAAAAACCAGATCCAGTAAAGCTTGGTGAGTAATGCTTCACCATAGGGCTGTTTGAAAGATGGTTTACGCCGTGTCAGAAAAAACTTGAGCGGATAGGTCTTGAACACATTTACCTCAGTACTGGACTGAGGCTTACGGAAGATCAGCTCACCATTATTTTTAGGTTCAAACCATTCCAGCGGCTTAACCATAATATCGGCAAGGGTAAACCGGTTATTCTCATCAATCTTGTAGTTAGCTTCCAAAACTGAGTAACCGTAGGGACACGCTTCCCATGCACCCGATACAATTTCAAAATGCCATTTGGTAAAAAGCTCTTTTAAGAAAATGGTTTGTTCACCATGATCTTCTATGAATCGCCACGGCGCATTTAAAACTGCATCAAGCCGGGTTTCCATTGCCTGTGATATTTCATCATCAGTCATTAAGACCGAAAGACGTTGCCGAGAAAGTCCAGCCTGACGCAATACCTCATCGACATCAGCAGCACGACCCATTGTAAAAGCAAGATTCTCTACCGCTACACTGGTCATCAAGCCTTTAGACTGAGGCTTGGCTGTTTCAGTTTTAGTCTTTTTAGCCTTTGCCATAATTGTTCCTTAAAACATACGTGAGCCACCTGTGGCGGGTTTAGCTATTGGTGGTTCATTTACTTCGTTAAACGCATCACTAGCAGCATCCACCTGGTCATCATATTTACCATTGGGAAAGTTTCGTAATTCCTCAATGAATGCCTTGTTCCAGTCACCCTTCAGCATTTTTACATTGCCGACATTCACTTGGGCAGCAAATGGCTGGGCACGAGTGATCTTGTCACCAGAGACTGCTTCAGCTTTGACCGTGAATCCTGAGAGCATCGTGACAAAGTTTTTCGCCTGGGCTTTACCGGCCTGTCCCGGATCTTGTGGTAATCGGATTGATACTGCTTTACCGTCCACTTGTGCTGTCTGTTTGATCCGATTTTCAACACCATCAGGTCCAAGCTGTGCTCGCTGTACATCCACAATATAGATATATCCATCACGGCCTTTTGCTTCTTTGACACCTGCAGTGTAGTCCCCTTCATTCTCCGAAGAAGCCAGATCCCATGCACGTACCTGATGCATAATATCAGCGGGTAAAGCTTCCACGATTTCAATATTGTCAGGCTTAAAAAAACCACCGGCTGGTGGTGAAGGTTGCTGTCTGTACTGACCGGCAAATACATACGGCGCTGCAAGCTCCATCCGATTTAATGTTTCAATAGTATGCTTTGCAGGCCAGAGCGCAGTGCCATCATCTTGGATTGCAGAAAGGCATAAGTGTTCCCATTCTTCACCATTACCGCCATCAAGCAGCCAGCCAGCCAAGTCCTCCTCATGCAAACGCTGCATAATGACAATGATCGGTGTATCTGGTGAGTTAGTGCGAGACTCAAGTGTATTTTGGAACCACTCAATTACACCTTTACGAATGGTATCGGATCGTGCCTCACTCGCTTTATGCGGGTCATCAATAATGATTGCCCCACCAAATGAATCTCGAAATTTACCAGCACCAAAACCCGTAATGGTACCGCCGGTACCTTGTGAATAGCAGACACCACCTTTTGCAGTGCGCCAGTCATCCTTGGCTTTACTATCATCACGTAATGCGAAATCAGGAAATACACGTTTATATGCTTCTTCCTGTACCAAGTTTCGCGTCTGGAAAGCATTATTGGCTGCGAGTGTGGCTGAGTAACTGACATGAATAAACTCACTGTCAGGCGCTTTACCAAAACACCAGGCCATGAAGTTAATCACAGCCAGTTCAGTCTTGGAGTAACGCGGTGGTATATTAATAATGAGGCGCTTGGTTTCGCCCCGATATACCTTCATTAGTGCATCACAAATCACCCTGTGATGCCAGTTATGCAGCCATTTATACTTACGCCGTTCTTTAAACATATAACGCGAGAAAAAATATAAGTCCTCTTGCGCTTCGATTTGTATGGCCAGCTCTCGTGCCGGATCGTTAGTATTCATTTAAGACCTGCTCCCGTGCCTTCAGGTAACTGTCCTTTGAAATATGATTTTGTACAGTCTCGACAGGTCCACCGCCTTTACCGGTAATTTCTTGACGGTTGGTAAATTGGTCCCCACAGTCTTGTGCAGCCTGCTTAAGAATTTTCAGAGCCATTACCGCACTTTTATTCTTATTGAGCAGTCTGTCATATTGCTTTAAACGGTATTGTTTACTGGCAATTGGAATATCAATCAGACCCTCATCAAACTTCTGACGAGTTTCCTCAAAAAGATCTTTGAACTTCTTACTTAGATTTTTTCCTGCATGTTTTGTCGGATCATAAGAAGCACATTGTCTGCGATCCACCTCTATCCCAAACTCTTGTTTGACCGCATCTGCAACTTCTTGAGGTGTATCACGGCAAGCAAGAGACTGAACTATAAAGATTTTTACAGGCTCTTTTAAGGCTGCCATATCCACCTCGTTGTCATACTACGTCAAACAAAACAGGCAAAAAAAAGAGCCTTTAGGCTCAATTGATCACACACGTTCCACAACACGCAGCAATATTAGTTTCAGAAACAAACGGCGCATTCTTCGCGATTTCCAGTAAACGCTTAACTGACTCATCAGCTCCCCAGCGTTTGGTTTCACCAAAGAACACTTCTACATCGTGGCCAGCAAGATAATGCTTTGGTAAGCCGGTCATATCGCTATAAATGATTTCGCCGTCCTCATCACGTTCAACACCAATATGATAAAGTTCATGCTCAATCAAACGGCAGAACTCACGATCATTAGAGTTTTCGCAAAAGCTTGCGTCTACTGTAATGAGATAAACAGGCACATAGCCGAACCAGTCCCGCATCTGTTGTTCCTGTCTAGCCTTCTTCCAACCGCCCTGGTTAAACATCACCTTTTCACATTGGCCCAGTACCATACGTTTTTTCGCTACTGCCGCAGATGAAGCCCAAGCAAATGCCAGGAAGGTTTCATCATCATGAAGCAGCTCAGCGATATGATCATGGTCCGGATTGTGCAGCTGGCCACCCAAGGTTAAAAAGTTTTTAAGCACCCATTCTTTTAATTCAACGGCGGGTGCCAGCCGGATTGCTTCCTCTTCCTCTGCCTGATCAATCAGTTCCGGCGGCGGGAATGGTCTGAACTGTTCTATCATTCATTCGCTCCAGTTCTTTTTTAATCCAGTTAATGACATAGCCTGAAAGTATTGAATCAGGATGAAAACGTTCGAACGTATAACCCAGTTCTTCTGCATGATCATAACGATCCATGCTCCATGCTTTATTGGCCAGCTTACCCCTGCGTCCACCAGACCAAGGTCCACCCTCAATCTCAATTAGCAATCGCAGCTTTACAATATGAAAATCAAATCGCCAGTGCTTAGTGTTTTTAAACTGAAACTTTCGCTCATACCCAATTGAGTGTTCTTCTAGCTCTTGAAAAAGGGTTTCTTCAGCTTCGAGATATTTTTGAGTTGCCTTAGGTAATGGTTTTGCTCTTGGTACCTTTTTTAATGGCTTCTTTTTGGTTAGAACTTTGTATTGGTCTATATCCATAACTTACACCCATAAAAAAACCGCACTAACTTTAGTCAATGCGGCTTCTTATTCTTACCAAACTTAAATAACGCTATTCGATTTCTTTCCAGAAAGAGACATATAGTTTGAATTCTGACTTTATGAGAAATGCACTAATTAAAAATGCAGCCCCAATTACCAGAAACATTATGTCTATATTCATAAACCCCACCAATTCAAGGATAATTCCAAGAATGCACAGTGCATAAAAAACAACTACGCCTAAATTTTCTTTCATTTACTTCACCAGGAGAAAATTTGCTTTCTGCAAATTTGAACTGGCATATTTACATCAAAACTTCTTTAAATGGAAGAGACTAAGAAGTCTATCCGATAAATATAATTTTTGGTTATCTGGTTAATATTTTGCAAACCTCTTACTTTCTTTTTCTCCATGAGAGAAGAACCACTCAAAACTAGCTTAAGACTATTGTTCAGTTATTTAGGTGTTATAAGCACCACCAATAAGTTATCTTCTTCTAGCCAGTCAAACTCATACCCTTTAGCATCATAGTAAATTTCCAGTTTCTCTACTACTCCAGGCTCAATATCAGAATATTTCTCTTCAAAACTTATAGCCGTATTTTTATTTACTTCCAGCTTATTATTGATACTAGAGATTAATCTTTCATAAGTAATTCTATAATTAGACATGATAAAAACTTCTTAATTTTTCGGCAAACACCTAGCTATATCAGAGCCCTAGCAAAATAAATATAGTATAAATGTCTAAGTAATTTTAATTAATTTAATCAAATAGATTGCATAAGTTATTTTAAAAAATCTAGGATTTGATCTGTAGTTATGAGAATAAATTTTAAAAGATCTCATAAGGTGTTTAGAGCTTATGAGATCTTCAATAATAAAGTTAATTCCTTTCATACTTTCAGTTCATCCATTATCCTTAAGCCACTTGGGCTTCATCCAGAATAAGCTGAACCGCACTCTTTAACTTTATTTCCAAATCAGGATCTGCCTTATTCATGCGCCACTCATGCCTGGGAGTAGGATTATTTCCGGCATATCCTATATCTGAAAACAAATATACGCATTCATCAGAGAGATGAGCGCTATAAACAACCTCTTTTGAATTACCATGTGTTTTCTCTAACACCTGTAATGTTTTCAGTATATCTGAATCACTCATATTTAAAATCTCTCTCATTAAATA